TCGTTTCAACTAACTTTGCAGCATCTATGGAGCAACTAATTAGTAAGTTTGATGGTGATCAGGTTACAGACCAAATATACCTAGCGTTAAAGGAGGATGTAATAAATATCAAAATACCAGCACTTCACAAGATGTCAGATATACTTCTGGAGCTATGTGAAAGACTTCCACTTACCAATATTAAAACTTTAAACTAAGGAACCCGATATGACAAACAGCAGCAACAGCTTTTATCAGCAGACAAAAGAATATTATGGCCTACAAAACCGTAAGCCTATGAATATGAATCTATTGATCAATAAGGGTGGCAGAAGTATTCGTGCTTCAGACGCCAATGCCCACCGTAAGAAAGTGTGGGATGAAGATCGTGATGATATGGTAAAATTGCTCAACACAACATTCCACAGTTATGAGCTTGATCGTCAGATGCCTATGTGGTGGTTGCTTGAGAATGACCCTGAGTCCTTCTTCACTAATAGGGACTCTGAGATTGAGAAGGGCCAAGGCAGGGTGAAGCGAAATTACGATTACAAGGAAGTCGGCTATCAATACCTGATAAACCCTGAGAAGTTTGGTAAGGATCTTATCCAGCCAGAAGAAGTAGCTCAGAAAGAGTTCAAGTTTAAAAGTGTAAGAGCTTAACAAAAGGAGAGAGCCGCATGACTGAGACAGCGCACCAGCCTTGTCCATATGTGTCGTGTGGCTCTTCCGATGCCTTTAGCTACAATAGCAATGGGTACGGAAGATGCCATGCATGTGAAAGAGGTTACCCATCGAAAAGCCAGATGTTTGATTGGGCTAAAGACAAATACCCAGTAGTGGAAAGAGATGATAATAGTATGAGTACAGTTATAGATTATACGCCCAAACGTATAGAAGACCCCGCCAGTGGAAATTATGTAGCTATGCGAGGCATCACAGCTAAGACTATGGAAGACTTTGGCGTACAGACTTACTCTGATCGTCAGGAATATGTGTACCCCAGCGGGGGAATTAAAGTACGCAAACTAGATGATAAGATATTCTACACTAAGGATGGCTTTAAGGGTGATGAGCTATTCGGTATGAACCTGTTTACTGCTGGCAGTTCTAAGATGGTAACAGTCACTGAGGGTGAACTAGACGCTCTGTCAGTAGCCCAAATGCTTAAGAGCCAGTACACTAACCCTGTAGTATCTCTACCCTCTGCTACGCCCTCTAAGAAGCTCTGGGAGAAGTGTGCAGAGTGGCTCAATAGTTTCGATAAGATTGTCCTATCTGTAGATAACGACGAAGCTGGTAATGCTGTAGCTGATCGTATGGCTAAACTGTTCCCTAATAAGGTCTACCGTGTACCACATGACAAGTTCAAGGATGCTAACGAGTTCCTGACCAATAATGCAGCAGCAGAGTTTAAGAGTGCTTGGTGGAATGCTAAGAAGTATACACCTGAGAATGTTCTTAACAGTACTGATGACTTCATTAGTTTGTATACTGACACACCTGAGCATCAGTATGTGCCAACTGGTATTATAGCTTTAGACGATAAGATCTTGGGTCTGATGCAAGGTCACTTCACAGTTATTAAAGCGCCTACAGGTATTGGTAAGACTGAGATCATGCGTTACCTAGAGTACAACATGTTACAACATAACATACCTTTTGCTGCATGGCACTTGGAAGAGACTAAGCTAAGATCTTTACTTGGTCTTGTGTCGTACCAGCTAAACGATAATCTTACACGCAGAGATCTTATCGAAGAGAAGCAAGCAGAGGATGATGTCATACGTGCCATCAAAGAGCTAACTAAGGATGAGCTATTCTACCAGTTCTACCTGAGTGATGGTCAAGGTGCTGATGAGCTATGCGACCAGATTAGATACTTTAGTCAAGCATGTGGCTGTAAGTTTGTATTTTTTGAGCCAATCCAAGATGTAGTATCTGGTCAGTCAGAGGAGAGTAAAGAGCAGATGTTAGCTGATTTATCGGTCAGGTTGTCTAAATTATCAGCGGAGCTAAACGTAGGTATCGTAACTATTGCTCACACTAACGACAATGGAGATCCTAAGTATTGTAAGATGATTGGACAACGGGCATCAGTAATCCTAGACCTCTCCCGTGACAAAGAGGCAGAAGACTTACAGGAACGTAATACAACGCACATAACAGTGCAGAAGAACCGCCCATGCTCAGAAGAAGGTAGGGCTGGTATGATGCGGTTTAACTCAGAAACATTTACACTACGAGAGGTTATATAATTGCCAGTATTTGATATAGAAACAGACGGACTAGATAGCACTAAGATCCATGTAATATCTTGGATGGATGACCAAGGGAATGTGCAACACACGCATGACTATGTAGCTATGCGTATCTTCCTTGAGGAAGCCTCAATCCTGATAGGACATAACATTGTAAGGTTTGACATCCCCGCAGTGGAAAAGGTGCTAGGTGTTAAGATAGGTGCAAAGCTAGTAGATACGTTAGCTCTGTCTTGGTATCTAAACCATAGCCGTGTCAAGCATGGTCTTGAGGGATACGGAGAGGACTACGGTGTGCCTAAGCCTAAGATTACTGATTGGTCTAGCCTAACACCAGAAGAGTATGCTCACAGGTGTAATGAGGACGTTAAGATCAATGCTAGACTATGGCGTGACTTGGACATCAAACTTAAGAAGCTATACCCTGATGAAGATGAGAAGTGGCGTTTCATTGACTACCTTACATTCAAGCTACAGTGTGCGGCAGAACAAGAGGCCCTACAGTGGAAATTAGATGTAACCAAAGCTAAGGGGCATCTAGCGGAATGGGAAGCTATGAAGGCTGAGAAGATAGAGCAGTTAGCTGATGCTATGCCTAAGCGTGTCCTGACTAAGGTACAACATAGACCAAAGGTAATGTACAAGAAGGACGGTGAGCTATCTTCACATGGTGAAAGGTTTGAGGCTCTTCGCAAAGAATATAAGCAGCCAGAAGGTGTACAATCTTTTGTCGTTAATACAGGTGAAGAACGTGCTAACCCTAATTCATCAGATCAAGTTAAGGATTGGTTATACTCTATGCTCTGGAAGCCAACCACATTTAAGTTTGTAAGGGACAGTGAAGGCAATGAAAAACAGATCCCCCAGATACGAAAAGATGGAGAGCTATGCTACTCAGTCAAACGATTGGCCTCTGAGTACCCTGCTGTGGTCATCCTTGATGGGCTTTCTGTTCTCAGCCATCGTATTTCTGTTCTTAAAGGCATGGTTGATTCAGAGCGTGATGGATACGTGCAAGCAACAATCGCAGGATTTACCAACACAATGCGCTTCCGTCATGCAAAACCTCTAGTCAATCTACCCTCAGTGGAAAAGCCCTATGGTGCTGAGATACGTGGGTGTCTAACTGCACCTGATGGTTACAGCTTATGCGGGGCTGACATGACTAGCCTAGAGGACACAACCAAGCGACACTACATGAAACCGCTAGACCCTGATTATGTAGCTGAAATGAGTAAAGAGGGATTTGACCCGCACTTAGACTTAGCTAAACATGCGGGTGTTATCACACAAGATGACATTGATAAGCATAACTCAGGGGAACGTAGCTTGAAGTCACTGCGTAAGAACTACAAGGTAGTGAACTACAGTGCTACATATGGCGTAGGAGCGCCTAAGCTGGCCCGTGAGACAGGTATGAGTGTCAAAGAGGCTAAGACCCTTCTGGAAGCATTCTGGTCACGTAACTGGTCAGTAACTAAGGTAGCTGATAGCTTACGCACTAGAGAGTTATTTGGCAGCATGTGGGTACAGAATCCAGTATCTAAGTTCTGGTACAGCCTACGAAGTGAGAAAGACCGCTTCAGTACCTTGAACCAGAGTACAGGTGTTTACTGCTTTGACAACTGGGTTAAGGGGTGTCGTGAGAAGGGTATAAGTACTGTTGGTCAGTTCCACGACGAGATCATAGCTTTAGTAAAGGAAGGTGACGAAATGGAGACAAAAATAAATATGGAGTACTCTATACAAGATCTCAATAAACAACTGAATCTAAACATAGACTTAGGTATCGACGCTCAATTCGGAAGTACATATGCTGACATACATTAGTGAAAATATTTATACTTCCGTGTTGACTTTTACCGTTTTGTATCCCTATTAATAATTACCAGCCTTAATGAAAGGAACTCGATATGGGTAAGAAAGTTTATGTAGATTGTGAGTTAGAGTGGACAAAGTTACGTCCAGAAGACCGTGACATGGGTCCAAATGATGGGTCAGATATGGCTAAGAACTTTGACGCTAAGAAGGGTATCTATGTTGTAAACTGTATCATTGACGAAGACACTAAATCTAAGATGGTTGCTGATGGTATCCCAAACAAAGGGTTACAGGCTCAACTCTTCAAGACTAACAAAGAGGGTAAGCAATTCTATAAAGCTACTCGACCCCACTTTAATCCTAAGTTCAAGAACCAAGACACAGGTGAACAAGGTGTTGAAATGGGGCCACCAGTTATGCTCAAGATGGTAGAGGGAGAGTACCTACCTTGGGATTGGGGGGAAGATGGTCTTATCGGTAATGGCACTAAAGCTACTGTTAAGTTTGATGTTTGGGACGGTAAGATTACTACGCTAGAAAAGGTATGTGTTACTGAACATGTAGCCTTTGAAGCTGGAGAAGAGGCAGTGTTCTGATATGAAAGTTACAATCATCTTTGAGAACGATAGTGAAGAGGACGGGTTTGATGGTAGAACGACTGTTGAGCGTTATGGTGTAGAGGACTTATATACATTGGCTCATGTGTATGCGGAAGCTACAAGGGTTGCAGGTTTTAGTTATGTTGAAGCTGTAGCGTTTGAGAAGGATGATGGTAAGATGGTGTTTGGGGACTTCTGATGGGTAAGCGTAAGGTTCTGATCGACGGTGACATTGTGGCCTATCGGTCAGCCTTTGCTACTCAGGATTTGTTCCCAAAGGATGCGGAAGAGAAAGCTGAAATCCTTCTTGACTACATCTTAGAGGAAACACTGGAGTTCCCTACCCCAGATCAATATGAAGTATATCTTACGGGGTCAGGGAACTTCCGACATCAAATAGCAAAGTCACATGAGTATAAAGGTAACCGTAAGTCAGTAGAGAAACCTATACACCTGTATCACATCCGACAGTACATGGTAGATAAGTTTGATGCTATAATAAGTGAAGGAGAAGAAGCTGATGACCTTATAGCAATAGAAGCAACTAGACTTGGACCTGATACTGTCGTTGCCTCAATAGACAAAGACATGTTGCAGATACCTTGTCACCACTTTAACTTTGGTAAGAACGAGTGGAAAACAGTAGATGA